TTATTAGCAAATAAATATTATAATGATAAAACCAAATGGTGGATTATAGCAACTGCTAACAATATAAATGATGCTACATTTTATGTAGAACCTGGTATACAATTAAGAATACCATCTGATGTAAATGCAGTTATGAATAGTTTAGAAAAATTAAATAAATAAAGTTATGTTCCCATATCTAGCTCCTGTAAAAGACTGGACTGTTGAAGTTTTTAAAGATAGAGAAGCCAATCCCATTGATGATAATTTACTAATGCCTTGGATGATATTAACATCCGGTGCCAAAGTACTAAAAACTAAAGTAGCTAGTGATTCCAAAACTGCAGCAGCTGATTATGAATCATTAATATCAAATAGTGATTCTATTGAACAATATTCCGGATGTATTATAAAAAATAATACAACACCTGAATTAAATTATCAATTAAATGAAACAATTGTAGGATTTGATTTTAATGGTAAGCCAATAAAAGTTGATGGTGAGAAAAATAGAAGAATTTCTACTCCAATAATTGAATCAGTTGAAATAACAACCGATGGTGCAAACAATACTTTAAAAACAGCAAAAATAAATGTTAGATGTTTTTCATTAAAACAATATGAAATGTTTGAATTGTTTTTTTGCAAGCCAGGTATGAATCTTTTATTAGAATGGGGTAATAATATTTTAAGTAGAAAAAATTATTCTGATTCTAAAGATGCGGAAAGACCAAAAGCAGCCACCGATGTAACATCATTATTAGTTCCTAAAAATGATTATGATACATATAAACAAAATTTTTCAAATTATTATAGAGTTAATAATGAAACATTTAGAACTTATATGAATAATGTTGAAGCATCTAGAGGTACATATGATTTGGTAGCTGGTAAAGTAACTGATTATAGTTTTTCAATAGATAATGGAACTTATACAGTTATGATTGAAATCTCACAAGGAAATCAAATGACATTAGCAATTCCTGTAAATACAACAGAACCAACCTCAACTGTTAAAGGAAAAAATAAAAATATTAAAAATGGTATAGACCAGTGGACTTTGGAATTATGTGCAAATTTGGGTATAGATTATAATAATTTTAAAAAAATAATTGGAAAAGAATGGGAAAATGATTTTTATAATTGGGGAAAAGTAAATGAAGATAAAAAAGATGAAGGAAGTTCTAAAGATGCATATGTTAGTTTAAGATTTATATTAAAGATATTATTAAATTATATGTTATACAAAGATGGTAACTTTGTAAGACAAGATTGGGAACTCACATTACCTACATATGATAATAAAAACACAGGCAAACCCATTGAATGTATACCATTCAGATTTCATAAAAATATGATTTCATCTTCTCCCGAAATAATATTTCCAAATGAAGATTTACCTAAAATTACCGGAGCTAAAGATAAAGTTGAAATAATAGTAGACCCTAAAGACCGAGTAAAAGGTACAATAAATGGATATTCTATATTAGAAAACACACCATTATCATTAAAAAGAGGAAGTGGGGTTATTAATATAAATCCAGCAGACCCAAATGCACCTGATATTAAAAATGGCAATGCATTGAATATATTTATAAATTATAAAAATGTAGCAGAAATTTGGAAAAAATCATATACTAGAATAGATTTTTTAAAATCAATATTAGCTATATTAAATTCAAATACATATGGTTTAGCTAGATTTCAATATATACCACAAGTTACAGGTGGTAAAGCAACTATTGTAGATATAAAATCAACAGGCGAAGCTGATACAGGCACACAACCATATAGATTTAAAGTTAATGGTATTAATTCAATTGTAAGAGATTTTAGTTTTAATTTTGAAATGAGTAATTTAATCGCAGGTAGAACTGTATTTAATGCTCAAAAATTTTTAATAGAAGCACTTAAAAAAGTACCAGCAGATTCAAAAACAAAAATAGATTTACCACCGGATGCTTATAAAAGTTATGATAATTCTATGTTTGGGAATGCAGATGGGTGGTATTCAATAAATGTAATAGATTTGGAAGCTCTTAAAAAAACATTTAAAGATGCGCAAGATACTAGTACAACTGCTCCGCCAGCCGATGATAAAAAAACAGATGAAGCTAAACATCTTGCAGACACTATACAGGCAAAATCAATTAAATTCAAAGAAGCTGGCAAAAATGATTTAAAAATATTAATATTCAATGATGTAGATTTTGTTACAAAATTAGTAACATCTGTTGATAATGAAAAAAGTACATTAACGCCAATAGATGTTAGTTTGACAATTAATGGATTATCAGGATTAAGTTGTGGTGAATATTTTAAATTGGAAGGTGTTCCTGAAATGTATAATAAAATTGGTGTATTCCAAATTACAAATACATCGCATACCATTGATAACGATGGTTGGGTAACTAAAATTGATGCAGGATTTAGAATAAATAAAAAATAATAAAATGTATAGAGACGTAGCAAAAAATTTAGATACATTTGATATAATATTACCAGATACGATAGTACCTATACCATCAGTTAATGATTATGAACTTGGGTTTATTAGAAGATATTTTACTCAAAAATCAAATGATAATAATGGGCATATTTTTGAAATATCATATGATACTTATAGAAATTTTATAAAAAATCCATTGTTTAATTGTATAGATATTAAATGGAGAATCAGAGGACCAATTAATACAATTTATAAAATGGATGGCGGAGTAGATGATATTGGTGTAATAAATGCAAATAAAGCAACATTGGCAACAGCAAGTAAAGAATTAAAAAATATTGGATTATATCTTCCAAATATTTTACAATTTCATAAATAATTTTGAAATAACAAATATTTTTTGTATATTTGTAAGGTATGAATTTAATAGAAACTAAATCTTCCTTGCAATCATTTATCAAATCAACCCCAACAATTGATTTGATAGTACCCGTATGGAGTTCCCATAAAGCACATCCATTTATGAATCGTATATCGTTTATCTATTATAGATTGAACGATGGCAATGATGGTATTATTAATATCAATCACATAGATGCAAAGAAGATTGAGAAGTTCCCAATAGATACTTTGGTTAGTGAAAATACAATTGTATTTGGAAACCGATATGTAGCAACAAAAGGACTTGATTACGAATGGATATACTTTGAACAATATGGTAAACCATTCATATTCAATGAGTTCGCTGAATCGGTGTATAAGGGGTATAGAATCGATTATAAAGAGTTGAATGATTGTATTCCTCTAATGAAGTGGTATGAGGTGTTAAAAGCAATGCCTGTAACAAATAACATTACTCCATCATCAATCACATATTCATCAGCTATCCGAACACTTGGGAGGCTGGAGGGGGCTGGGGTAAAAGTCGAAGAGGAAAAATTTATTGATACTTTTAGCCTTTCTACCGAATATATTAAAAGGAGTTTGGTGTATACACAATATAATCCATATACAGTAACTGGTCGTCCATCCAATAGACACTTAAACATTAACTATTCTGCCCTAAACAAATCCGATGGAAGTAGAGGGTGTTTTGTTAGTAGGAATCCAAATGGGACTCTAATTCAATTCGATTATGAATCATATCACATTCGTTTGATTGCCAAATTGGTTGGATACGAATTTCCTAAAGGGATTTCCGCTCACCAACACTTAGCCGATTTATATGGGTGTGATTACGAAACTGCGAAGAAGGTAACGTTTACATATCTTTATGGGGGGTTAGATGATAACGCCCGTAAGATTCCGTTCTTTCAAAAGGTTGAAGGGTATGTTAGGGAACTATACCAAAAGTTCGTAATTTCCGGTCGTTTAACGACACCTCTATATAAGAGGGAAATCCATTTCTCAAAAATTGAAGGAGCGACTGAACAAAAGGTATTCAACTATCTTCTTCAGGCGCTGGAAACTGAAGTAAACTATATAAAGATTGAGAAGGTTTTGGATTTACTGAATGGTAAGATGAGTAGGATGGTTTTATATACCTATGATGCATTCTTAATTGATGTTCATCCTATTGAAAGGGATTGGGTTTTGAGTGAGGTTAAATCGATTATGGAAGTGGGTGGATTCCCTGTCAAAGTTGAAGAGGGAAGTAATTACGATAATTTAGTTGGAATAGAATAAAAAATTATATTTATATCATATAATTATATAGGAACAAACACGCAAATAATATAAAAATGAAATTAGTAAACCTAATTCCTCTTAAAGAAATA